ACAACTATAAAAAAAATGACATTAAGTTTTCTCAAGTTAAAGATGCAATCCTAAATCACAAGGTGATGCCATCAATGCGCTCCCTTATGACAGCAGGACCAGCACTAGATAGAGATCATATCTCAGCTTACAATTGCGCCTTTATTGCGGTAGATAGTCTTAGATCATTTGATGAAGCCATGTATATTCTTATGAATGGAACAGGTGTTGGTTTTTCTGTTGAACAGAAGCACATAGACATCCTTCCAGTGATTGCAGAAGAGCTATTTCCGACAAATACTACAATTGTTGTTGAAGATTCAAAGCTGGGTTGGGCAAAATCTTATAAAGAGCTGATTGGTCTTTTGGTTACTGGACAAATTCCAAACTGGGACATGTCAAAGGTTAGACCAGCAGGGGCAAGGCTAAAAACTTTTGGAGGAAGGGCATCAGGCCCAGAACCACTTAATGATTTATTCAAGTTTACCGTAGAGCAGTTTAGGATTGCCAAGGGAAGAAGATTAAAGCCTATTGAGGCCCACGATATCATGTGTAAGGTGGGAGAAGTAGTAGTAGTTGGCGGAGTCCGTAGAAGTGCCTTAATTTCCCTTTCAAATCTAGACGACTTTGAAATGGCAAAGGCTAAGTCTGGTCAATGGTGGGAAACAGAAGGACAGAGAGCACTTGCAAACAACTCTGCAGTTTATAATGCAAAGCCAAACACTGCTCAATTTCTTCGTGAATGGCGCAACCTATATGAGTCAAAATCTGGCGAACGCGGTATTTACAATATGGATTCTGTTCGTAAACATACTGATAAGTTTGGAAGAAGAGACTCTAGTAAGATACAGGGAACGAATCCTTGCCTTACGGGAGATTCTATGTTATTAACAGAAAATGGATGGATTAGCTTTAACGAGGCTTATAGGAATGGTAAAAAAAATAATATTGTTGTTGATGGGAGAGTTTCTTATGATTCTTCAAAAGGAGAAGAAGAGCTTGCAGGTAATTGGATATTAGATAAAAAAAATAAATATAGTCCCCAAACAATGCAAGCTTCAGAGGTATTCCTTACTCAAAAAAATGCAGATGTTGTAAAAATTGAGACAACGAGTGGATATTCAGTTCGACTAACTCCAGATCATTTAGTTATGACAAAAAATGGTATGATTGAAGCGGAAAAGTTAAATCCAGGAGATAAAATTTTTATTACCCGTGGCTATTTACCAGAAGAGTCATTGGGAATTCCAGAAACTCTTGAAGAAAAAGAAGCAATCCTTATGGGGCTTATTGCTGGAGATGGAACATTTACAAAACATAAAACAAAAAGAGATGTAAGTCACATAGTTTTATGGGGAAAAGATAAGTGGATTGCAGAAGAGGTTGTTGGATGGATTCAAGATATTCAAGACATAAATGAACTAGACATTAAGCCTTTAGGAAGTAAACCGTTCTCCAACTCTCACATTCTTAACATTCCCTTCAAGGACAAAGTAGAAATTAGAAGCACTTTTTTGTCTGCACATTTAGAAAAAAAATATGGATTCAATGCAGAGTCAAAGCATACCGTTCCTAATCATTTTATTCAATATGCTGCTTCACGAAAAGCAAGGTTTTATGTTGCAGCATTAGCGTTTTGCGATGGAACAGTAAATAAATATAATAAGGTTGGTTCTTGTTCTGCACGAATAAATCAAAGCAATAAAAAAATGTTATCTGATGTTCAGCTAATACTGTTAGCTAATGGAATTAATTCAAGTGTATATTCTCGCCGTCCAGCAAAAAGTACAATGATGCCAGACGGTAAAGGGGGGGGAAAGAAGTATTTTACAAAAGAAAATTTTGAATTGGTAGTTATGGCAAATGCATATGAATTTTCTCAACATGTTGGATTCCTTGGTGGATATAAACAAGAACTTGCTGAAAAAATCTTTACAAGATCAAGGAAGCAAAACACATACGCAACGGTAAAAAGTGTAAATCCAGATGGAAATGAGGATGTTTTCTGCCTTAAAGAAGATGAAAGAAGAATTCTTTGTGCAAATGGAATCACTATGAGACGATGTGGAGAAATCCTCCTTCGTGCAAATGAATTCTGCAACCTAACAGAGGTTGTTGTTGATGCAAACGATACAGAAGAAACACTAAAGGAAAAGATTAATATTGCCACCATTATTGGAACTTGGCAGTCTAGTCTAACAAACTTTAAGTATATTCGTAAGTCGTGGAAAGACAACTGTGAAGAAGAAAGACTCCTAGGCGTGTCTCTTACAGGAATTTTTGGTAATCCATTAACTGGTACCGTCCACAAAGGTCTTGCAGAGATGCTTGACAGACTTCGTGAATCATCGGTTGAGTCTAATAGGAAAGAGGCAGAGGCTCTTAATATAAATCCATCTGTTGCGATTACCACAGTAAAGCCATCAGGAACTGTTTCGCAGTTGGCGGGCGTATCCAGTGGAATTCACCCCTGGTATTCAGAGTATTACATTCGTACAGTTCGGGCAGACAACAAAGACCCACTAACTGTATTTCTTAAGGATTTTGGCATTCCAAATGAACCAGACGTAATGAAACCAGACATGACTACTATTTTTTCTTTCCCCATCAAGGCTCCAAAAAATGCAGTAGTCACAAAAGACATTTCAGCAATAGACCATCTTGAAATTTGGAAGGTATATAGGACTCACTGGACAGAGCACAATCCTTCTGTAACTATCAACGTAAAAGAAGATGAGTGGCTAGATGTTGGTGCTTGGGTATTCAAAAACTTTGATTCTATTGGTGGGGTATCTTTTCTACCAGCATCAGAGCATTCGTACAAGCAAGCACCATATCAGGAGATTACACAAGAAGAATACAAGGTTTTATCATCTAAGATGCCAAAGGAAATTCCTTGGGGATCTTTGCCATTATATGAGCTAGAAGATACCACAACTGGCTCGCAAGAGCTTGCATGTTCAGCGGGTGCTGCTTCGTGTGATGTGGTTGACCTAGTTTCTGCTTAAATAGGTTGGTATAATGGGCGGGGTAGTGTTTGAGGCTACCTCGCTCTACCTATGTTATATTGGCAACAAGAATCTGGCACACTCTTTGCTATAATTAGCTAAGGAGTGTAAATGAGCGTAATATCTAATTTGTATGCAGCAAGGGTTTATTCAGAACACCCCCTAGCCATTTGGCCATTAGACGATGATGTTTCCTATGTCTCCCTAATAACCGACGCGCAAAGAAGATTTGAGGCCGACGCTCCTTATGTAGGGTGGACAGTTACAAATGGAACGGCAGATGATAGCTTAACCCTGCCAGATCTTGGATCGCCCTTTAGCAGTAGTATTTATGCGGGAATTCAGGGAAGTGTCCCAGCATCCAACGGAACAGTAATTCAATCAAAAAGCCCAGATTTATTTTTATTTAGCGACACCAGCCAAACATTAAAAACTTTTTCTATAGGAATGTATGTATACCAAGAGACCATCTATGCAACAGAGTATGATTTCGGATATGAATATTATGATGACGGAACCTCTTCTTGGGTTGAAGTATTTAGCACAATAGCCGCACTACCTCAAAAGGGATGGATTCATCTACAGGATACGTTTTTAATTCAAGAGTTTGACGCAGACTACTGCCATGTATTTTTTAGATCTAAAGTAAACACCGGAGGATCTTCTGGAGACTATAACTTTATATTAAACGGAATAACGGTAGGTCAATGGTCAGAAACAACATCTTCAGAAAGCCTAGGAGCAACAAAACAGGCCGCACCAGTCTCCTCTGGATTATCAAATTCTGTTGTTCCTGCAGATCAATATGGAGTTCTTTCGGACAATGCCTACTACGTTGTTGAGTCTGGCAAGCTTCTGGCAAAAAATGAGGGAATTCCCATGATCTTTGGATCTGAGAATGTGACTAAGATTTTCCCATCTTCAGACGGAACGCCTTCTCTTATTTTCCCAAATAAGACGATGTTTACAGAAAATGGAAGGCACAAGAACTACACCCTTGAGCTTTGGCTAAAAATTAGACCATCAACAAAGGAATCAAGAAGAATTCTTGGCCCAACAAACACAACCGACGGTCTCTATGTCACAGAAGGATTCATAACCCTGGTAGTAGATAATAAATTTGTTTCTCATAACGTTTCTAATTGGTATAGGCCAATGGTTGTTCACATCTCTATAAAGAACGACACGATATCTATGCTGATCAATGGGGAGCAGGTTGGTCAGATAGTTATTGATAAGGAAACCATAAGTCTTTCTACGGGAAGCTGGATAGGGGTATATAGTTATTCAGATATAGATATGATGGAAATAGATTGTGTTTCTATTTTTCCATACGCGATACCGCTTCAACTTTCCAGAAAAAGGTTTGTCTGGGGGCAGGGCGTAGACCCACTAGAAATAATAAACAATGCCTTTGATGGCGAAGAGGCAATCGTAAACTTCTCAAACTCAAACTATACCGCCAACAGAGTTTATCCAGACATGGAGAGGTGGGACGCAGGAAACTACAACAACATGACTGCAACGACAAACTCCCTTTCTGTTCCAGACTATGCACTACCAGAAATATATCTTGGTGGTAGGGGGGTAGACGAGTGGTACGAAGACAACAAAAGCCTAAACACTCTTCTGTATCCCCCCCACCATTCATTATTCTTTACCTTTAGGCCAAACATTGAAAGTTCCATCTGGGAGCCAGTAAGTGGGACAAACTGGACAGAGCAGTGCTATTTAAACTTTCAAAATCTCACTTTCCTAGCAAGCCCACTGAGCACAATATATGGAGTATTTGAGGTGGATTATGAGGTAGCAGGAACGAGACCACTGATTCACATAGAAAACACCCTAAACGGAAAAAGATTTGAAATTAATATAACTGGTTACGACGTAACATATCATTTTGATGGACAGGAACTACCTGGAACAGGTTTTACTGTTGCAAACGATCACTTTATTGCGGGATTCAACATCCCAACCCTTTCCGATAGCTTTAACTATGAACTTTCATCATTTTTCGGGGCACCAAAAGTTCTCAGCATGTTTATTGGTGGGAACGGAACCACCACCTTTGAGGGGAAGATATATAGGATTGGATTTACAGATCAGCAAAACTTCTCTCAGATATCTGAGCATTTCCAATCAAATGGAATTGCAGATAACGCAGACCCAGATCTAGTAGAGCAACACTATGCATCATACACGCTCGCCCCACTTTCTAGATATGGAACATATTTCCTAGATATCTCCGTATCCTCTAGTTGGGAAGAGTATTTCCCCCTGTCATACTTTGCCTCATATATTACACAAAGGGATGGGTCAAAAGCCTATGACTTAGATTATCTACAGTTTAACTTCGGATACCCATCTTTAATAGAAGTTGTAGCAGTAACTACCGACAACCCCGACTGGACGTACCAAGAACTGTTTGATGCATATAACAGTCCAGTTCAGAGAAGCTATGACATATTAGACAATGCTGTCTTAAGTGGATATGTAATTTATTCAGATTTAGCATCAAATATCACAACAGAGTATCAGATTGATACAACGCAATCATCTCTTGATGCGTATGCAACCTTTCAGTTGCTTGCAGAGGGAGCCAACGAACCTCTAGAAAACTTTACTTATTCAAAGAACCTAACAGACTCTTATACTGTTTATGCTAATGAGCAAAATACAAACCTAGATCCATATAAAGCCTATAAGACAAAATTTGGAATAATTGATGGAACCATCATATACCCCCCAAAGAATATTAACTTTAAAACCGTAGCAATGGTTGTTCACTTGACGGTCCAACAGGAGGGTATTCTTAGCAACCCCCTAAAGGTTAAAAATCTAGAGATTACTTCTAGAGCACTTGATGAAAACGGACTAACTCCAATCGGAACAAAAACGGGAACCCCCGTGTATCCATATGTAAAGAGTGGAATTTATTATAGTGGAAAATCAAAAAACCCAGTAATGATAAACAAGGACAACCTTCCATACTTATACATTACAGAAAATAGTGGCATCAGGGTTCTCGAAAGGAGCCCAGAAAAAGAGTATGGGGTTTCGGTACCGATAAATAACTCTAAATCAGAAAACTATCTGTTGGGCGCATTTCAACTATTCTTAAAGTATGATCAATTTCAAGCAATAGAAACATCTCAGGCTATATTTAATTTACTGTACCAGGATGTGGTTGTGGAGTTTGTTGTAGATCCAGACGAAACGGCGACAAGGTTTAAGTTATTGGCAAGAGACCAAGCAACAAAGATTGAATATTCTGGAATAACATTCTACCAAAATGGAATTAAAACAATAAATCCATACCTATCTAAAAATGAATGGAGTTCCGTAGCCGTTCTGTTTGATACCCCCGCAGACATAGGTGGATATACGGGGTCACTAAACTTGTTGTCTGGGTGTACATACAACAACGTATCCTTCTTCAAGTCAACTGGACTTAATCAGGCCACCGTAATAATTCCAAGAACTTGGCAGGAAATTCTATATGGGGGTCAGGATCATATTCCATCGAACATTGTTGATTGGGAGTATTGGTATGATCAGAATGGAACTCTAATCAGCCCAAATAAGTGGAAAGACATCTATGTATCTGGAGAGAGCCAAGAGTTTAATATTACCCCAAAAGAAATATATAAGACTTATATGGGAACAAACATTGTCACAATAGACGACAACACTGGAATTTCATTTATTAGTGACAACTTTTCCGTGTTTGCTGATCAAACGTGGTTAAGCTTGGTCAATAAACCAGCATAGTCTGGTATAATCTAACCATGAGTAATACAAAAAAATCACAAATTGGCAAATCTAAGGCCACCGTAATTGATAAGGCATATGATTGGGGGCTGTATTTTTGGAGACTTCCCACAGGACACCTGTTTGCTGATGGCGAAGGAAACATGTTGAACATCCCCTCAATGAGGAATGATATTTCAAAAATCTCAGAACTCAGAAAGTCTGCAGAACATTACGGCCAGCCAGAAGGAAGTCCTTGGTTCTATGCAGGAATCAAAAGGGCCACAGAAGACGAATATGAAGAACAGATGAACAGGATGAAAAGTGGATTAATTCCAAATGTAAACGATATGGGTGCGGTATATGATGCACAACAAACTTTAAAGAGACATGGAGATCAAGGGTAATGGAAGAGCAAAGAATTGTCATTAAATACTCCGACGAGGTTGAGATGGACACAACCTTCTCAGAAAAGGATATTTTCAACAAGTCGTGGGACGAACTAAAAGTTCTTGATGGACTAAACACAAATTTTAAAAGAAGAACAACTAGAGTAGAAAACAAACTTGAAAAATCTATAAACATTCCTATTGCCGCCGATGGTCGTGTGGCCGACCCCTATGCAAATACTGCTGGAGTAAGGGCAAGAGGAATAGACGATGCAGAATCAAAACAACTAAATCCAGGAGAAGTTTTTAGAAATGGGTACGGACTTTTTGACGTAATCACCCCTCCATACAACTTGTATGAACTTGCAAATTTTTATGATACCAACTTCGCCAACCATGCCGCAATTGATGCAAAGGTATCAAATACGGTCGGTCTTGGGTACAGATTCGAAACAGCGAAAGACGTTATTCTTCGTATGGAGAATATAGAGAGCGAAAGTGCCAGACTTAAGGCCAAGAAAAGACTAGAGCGCATCAAGGGGGATGCAATGGAGTGGACTGAAAGCCTTAATGATGACGACAGCTTTATTACAACAATGGAAAAGATTGACATTGACTTAGAATCAGTTGGTAATGCATACCTGGAAGTTGGAAGATCCGTAACGGGAGAAATTGGTTACATTGGACACATTCCAGCAACAACAATGAGGGTTCGTAGACTAAGAGATGGGTTTACTCAAATTATTAGCGGTAAGGTTGTTTACTTCCGTAACTTTAATGCAATAAATCCAAATCCAATTACAGTCGACCCCCGCCCAAACGAAGTTATTCATTTTAAGTCATACTCTCCACTAAACACTTTTTACGGGGTACCAGATATTATTTCTGCATACCTGTCTCTTAAGGGAGACCAGTTGGCATCACAATACAACATTGACTACTTTGAGAACAAGGCTGTTCCAAGATACATTGTTGTTGTGAAGGGGGCTAGACTAGATGCAGAATCAGAAGATAGACTGTTTAGGTTCCTACAAACGGGACTAAAAGGACAAAATCACAGAACTCTCTATGTTCCACTTCCTCCAGATCAAGAAGGAAATAAGATAGAGTTTGAGATGATGCCCATTGAAGCAAACGTGCAAGAGGCATCATTTGATTCATACCGTGAAAAGAATCGTAATGATATTTTAATGGCTCACCAAGTGCCCCTATCCAAACTGGGAGGGGTAGACTCTGGTGGACTGGCAGCAGCAATGGCACAAGATCGAACATTCAAGGAGCAAGTAACTCGTCCAGCACAAAGATACGTTGAGAAGATAGTGTCAAAGATTATAAAAACTAAGACTGATCTGATTGACCTTAAGTTTAACGAACTCACCCTTACTGACGAAATGGCCCAGTCTCAGATTCTTGAAAGATTTGTTAAAACTCAGATACTTCTACCAGACGAGGCAAGGGAAAAGATCAATATGCCATCAAGACCAGACGGTACTGGCGGCAAGCCCCTTGAGCTATCTGCAAGGCAGGCTTCAGATGAAAGAGCGAACACTGCTCAAAACAGAGAAAGAGATTCTGAAAGAACAAGTAATAACTCTGACAGCGTTACCACAACAACTGGTAGAAACGCTCAGGGAGAAGGAAGGAAGGGATTATAACAGTTTTATAAAAATACTGTTATAATATAAATAATATGTCTACAATAAATAAAGCTAACTTTAATGTTGAGAATAGAGATCTTAAGATGTCTATGCCCTTTACAAAGATAGATATAGAAAAAAGAACGGTATCTGGCTGGGCAACCATGGATTCCATAGATCGTCAAGGGGACATAGTAACAGCAGAGGCATCTGCTGGAGCATTTAGCGGTTTTAGGAATAATATCAGGGAGATGCATGATGAAAAAAAGGCTGTAGGAAAGCTTATTTCATTCAAGCAGGATACCTTTTATGACCCAGAAACAGATAAATCTTATAACGGAATATTTGTTTCTACATATGTTAGCAAGGGTGCCCAGGACACATGGGAAAAGGTGTTGGATGGAACCCTTACAGGCTTCTCAATCGGGGGGAAAGTAAAAGACTATGAAGATAACTACAACGAGGAAATGGATAAGTCCGTAAGGACAATTAAAGAGTATGATCTCTTTGAACTTTCTCTTGTAGACAATCCCGCTAATCAATACGCTAATGTAATTAGTATTGAAAAGAATAATACAGGGGGGTATCTCTTAAAAGCTCTCATTGAAAACGTATTTTGGTGTAACGATGATAATGTAGTTCAGCTAAGCTCTGAAAATTCATCAGACTGTCCTAGATGCGATAAGAATATGAGTAATATTGGTTTCGTTGAGACTAATGACGCACAAAAGGCAGAAGTAGTGAAGTCTATTCTTTCTACTGTCAAAAAAGATGCAAAGGAGGTAAGCAAAATGAATAACGATGAAATTAAAACAGAAGATGCAGAAGAAGCAGCAGCAGAAGTTGTTGTGGAAAAATCTATTGAATCAGAAGTAGAAGAGTCCCATGAATCTGAAGTTGAAAAATCAATAGTTGAGGATGAGGTGCCTGAAGAGGACACTGAAAAGGTCTCAGAGGAAATGGAAAAGAATTCTACTGACGAGGAAGAAGAAGTGAGTTCTGAAGAAGGCGATGACGATAAGTTGGAGCCAACAAAGGCACTTGTTGATGAAATCCACTCTACATTCAACCTGCTTGCTGACACGATCAAGTCTCTTAATGAGAAGGTAGAAGAACTCAATAAGACAGTAACTGGTGTCAGAAGTGATGTTGAATCAGTAAAAAATGATTTTGGAAAGCGAGTAGATGCAGTAGAAAAAGATACTGCTTTCCGCAAGTCTGGCGACCTTGGAGAGGTCGTGCAGGAGCCAATTTTTGAAAAGGCTCAGAAAGCCCTATGGGGCGGTCGTTTCCTCACGAAGTCCGACCTATTTAACTAAAAATAAAAGAAATAATGGAGGTGAAAAACAATGTCAGAAGAAAATGAAGACACTACAATCGAAAAGAATCAACCAAGCGGATCTGGTCAATATGGACACGACAACCCCGGTCTTTACCAGGGTCAAGGTTCAGTAGCATCGGGTGGAATTGGAGGAGTAACTGATCCAGCAGCAGGTGCAGTGGGAAATATCCCCCTCGCTAGCTATGGAGTAACTACAGGTCCCAACGCCGTAAACCCAACAGGAGTCGCTGGTGGAATTCTTAACCCAGAACAAGCTAATCGATTTATTGATTACGTCTGGGACGCAACAGTTCTTGCCAAGGATGGCCGCAGGGTCACAATGAGAGCCAATACGATGGAAATCGAAAAGGTTAACGTTGGAGAGCGCGTAATTCGCGCAGCATCTCAGGCATTGGGAACGTACACTAACGCTGGAGCAACTTTCACAAAGGTTGAGCTAACGACAAAGAAGATCCGTCTGGATTGGGAAGTTTCAACAGAGTCACTGGAAGATAATATCGAAGGTGGAGCTCTTGAAGATCATCTAGTTCGAATGATGACAAGTGCTTTTGCAAACGACATCGAAGACTTGGCAATTAATGGTGACGGTGGTGCAGACCCATTCCTAGGAATTATGGATGGATTTGTAAACCAGGTTACTACAAGTGGAGATGCTCATGAGGCAGTAATTTCTGTCGCAGCTAATGCATGGACCCCAGAGAAAATGCAGCAAATCATTTATGCTTTGCCGCGTAAGTATCGTGCAGTTAAGAGCAATCTTAAGTTCTATGCAGGTACAGACTCGTTCGCAGGAATCGTTGCAAACAACGGAACTCTAGCTGATGCAATCGCAGCAGCATTTGATCCAAGAGTTGCTGGTACCCCTGCTCGCCGTGATGACTACCTAAGCGGAGTAGGACAGACTGTTGGTAACGCTGGCGTTACCCGCGTTCTCGGTATCGATGTCATGGAAGTTCCTTACTACCCTGTTGATTATGTCGATTTGACATTCCCACAGAACCGTGTATGGGGATTCCAAAGAGATATCACAGTAAACCGTGAATACAAGGCTAAAAAAGACACAATCGAATACACAGTATTCGTTCGTCTTGGTATTACATGGGAAGAGCTTGATGCAGTAGCATTCGCTGATGCTCAAGGAGACGTTTCGTCTTAATCTAACCACAATAATAAATGCAGGGGGGTGGCTAACGCCACCTCCTTTTGCATTTAATATGCTATAGTAGTTCTAAATAACGTATTGTCGCAACTGGACTCTGATATAATTGGGTTAAGGAAAGGTGTAAAAAATGTCGGAATTTAATAAAATGACTGTTGTTGAACTTAAAAGCTATGCCAAAGAAAATGGTATTGATCTTAGTGGAGCAAAAACAAAAACAAAAATTGTTTCAGCCCTGCTTGGAGTTGATGCTCAAATGAGTGTGATCGGATCAGATAAAGTCAATCCAAATAGAGAACCTCCAAAGTCTGCCAGCAAGACAGATGAAAGTGGAATTATTTCCACTGCAACGGCAGACAACTTTAAAGATAAAGTGTTTAATCCAGAATCAACCACGCCAAAACCAGGGGATAAAGATACTGCAATTCACTCAGATAAGAATATGAATTGGCAGGGAATTGGTAGAATTTCTAAAGGATATAACATTGTAAAAAAGGAGGAAGCCGAAATGTGGCTAACCCGAAAGGGAATTAGAAAAGCAGATCCCGAAGAATTAGCAACGCATTACGGCATGTAAGCCATGGATCTACTACGTCAAACACCATTTATTTTTTCATTAAGCTATAAAGAGCTCAGTGCTTCAACAAATTATATGCTAGAGATATATAGCGGTTCTGGTGAAACCCTTTACTCTAGCGTGATTGCTTCTAGCGCAAGCGGGGTAATTTCCTATACGCTGCCAGCAGCATTTCAAAAATATGACGAGACATATCCACTGTACATCTACACAATAGACGCAGAGGGGTTGGCAGACGAAACGGTAGTAATAGATACACTTTACGTTTATAGGCCATACATCAACCCCATAACCCTTGCTGAGGGCACAGACTGTGACACAGCAGAATATGCTGAATTAGAAAAAACAGCAAGGTTCATTATTGACACACTTGTTGGTGGATTCTACTACGAGCTGGGGCCAGTTGAGATATCAGGTCTTGGAGCAGACTATCTTCCTCTGCCAAAAAGAGCAAATAGGGTAAACTATGTTTATCAGAACAACGTTAAGATATATGATAGACTGACCCCAATTACTGGACAGTATACCTATCTTCTTAGTCCAGACAAAACAGCTTTGACTGTCAGCATAACTGGTGAGTACAACAAAGCAGTCTCTAAACCTGTCAGCCTACCCGTCGCACCCTCAGACTCCTTTATGCTTTATGGAGACAACTACGACCAGGTTTTAGCACTAACCGAACTTAGAGGAAGTTCATTTTTTAGTAAAGGGGTTAACTATACCATTTACGGAGAATGGGGGTACGCAGTTGTCCCACAAGAAATAAAAGAGGCAGCTAGGCTTCTTATTGATGACATTAAGTGTGGGAGACTTGATTATGTCAAAAGGTATGTAACGGAATATGAAACAGATCAGTTTAGAGTAAAGTATGGAGATCTCGCATCAAGTGGTTCTGGAAACCTCATTGTGGACAAGATAATACAGAGGTATTCTATTCCAATCTCTAGGATGGGAGTGCTCTAGTTGACTTGTGATCCAGGAATATTTTACTCTATGAACATAGATGTTTATTATTCTACAGAGACCCAGGATTCGTTTGGTGCAGAGGTTAAAGATTGGCAACTAAACCAAACACTTTTGGGGTACATGGAAACAATTGGGGCAGCAAATAAAGACTCCCTACATCCTGGAACATTTTTTGAATATGAGGACAAGCTTATCGGGAGAACGATGGTAGATCCAAGAAGATCAATAGAGGGGATAGATTATCCTATAACAAGCATTCTGTTGACAAACATTAGAGATGCAAAAACTGGGACTATCTTTTATACCGAATCTTCTGGCGTAAGGTCTGGAGATCCCACAGTCTTTGACATTATGTCTGTAAATCCATATGTAAACCCTTGGAATGATATAGAATACTATAAGGTATATCTTACTAGGTCAGATCAACAGGAGATAAACGGTGATTAATGTAAGGATCGATAGCCTAATGCTTCAAAAAACCTTAAGAAATACCATTGCATACAGTAATGGATTTTTAGAGGGGGTGGAGATAGAAAGAATAAACTTCAACAGAATACTGGGGGGTATAACAGCAGAGGCCCTTGGAGAGTACATAGACCAAAAAGCAAGAATGAATCCAGGAACACTGCATCATGTTTATGAGTGGGAAAGGGTTGGAGATAAGAGTGCAAGGCTGTTTAAGTTTTCTGTAAATGCGGGAAAAACTTTTATATCTTTTGATGGGGGGTTCCTGTCATCAAAATCTACACCACCAGGATCAAATAGTATTTTTTATGATAAGGCAAACGTAATGGAGAATAAGATATCCGTTATAGTAAGTCCAAAAAACTCCTCAGTGTTAAGGTTTGAAGATGAGGGAGAGGTCATTTTTACAACAAAGTCTATATATATTGCAAATCCAGGCGGAGATGCAGTTGCAGGAAGCTTTGGATCAGTCGTTGATGAGTTCTTCCAGCAATACTTCACAGCGTCTATTTTTGAAAAAATACTAAAAGACTTAAGCACTCCTTCAGAATTTGCAATTTTCTTTCCACAGGGAGCAAGGTCTAATGGAAGATCTATTGGCGTTGCTGCTGGAAGAAGATACTTTAGGGTTAAAGGGGCTGAAATGTAATGGGTCTTTCTGATTTTGGTATAGCTCCTATTATAGTAAACAATTACTTGTGGAGTGTCATGAAACTAATAGAGCCAACACTCACACAATCAAAAAACTATGGGACAACTATTCCATTTTTTCCACTAGGTGACTCGAATTCGGGTAAAAAGGGGTGGGAAAATAAATCATACGTTATTTACGATAGAATGTTTAAGGCAATGAAAGATCCATTTTATCCAATAAAATGCGAGGAGATTAAGTACCACCTAAAGGCAAAAGAACAGGATTCTTTTATTTGGGGCTCAGCAATACAACAGATCCTTGATAGACAGGACGATGTTGGAAAAGATGTTAATAATTGGATAAGGAACAATGGTGGAAGTGTAAAGTATCCTATTTATTTTCACAGCTTAAGGGTTTTTCAGTTGTCTGAGTCCATGCCTACGGACCCTGGAAACGTAAGAGACCTCAGTTCAAGGCCATACTACATAAGTGAATTTATTATTGATATGAAATATCACTACACAAAGTCCTTAGAAGACTATCTATAAAACTCCTGTATAATAAGTATTGAGGAAACGCCCCCTATACATAAAAAATATAGAAAAAGAGGTGAAATAATATGGCATATACACGCGGAGATTCAAAGAACATCATTGTCGGTGCAGCCGCAATGTTCGTTTCAACCAGTGCAGACTGGGACCCCGCAACAGTAGTCTTTCCAGACTTCGTTGAGGATGTAAAATACACGGAAACTCTAACAGATTCAGCAGAAGGCCAAGCCCTAGTTCGTAACATTGGTTACACTACTAACGGTCTTGAGCTACAGTTCCAGCCAGATTTTGGCGAGGTACAAGTAGATCAGCTTCTTGACGTTGCAAAGCTTTTCAAGCAAGGAATGCAAGTTAACCTAAATACTGCTTTTGCAGAGGCTAGCCTACAGAACCTTCTTGTTGCTATTGCAGCACCATCAGCAGACTACAATGCTAGTGCTACCCTTGACAACCCAATTGATGCTGGTACGGTTTCTAGTGCAAAGACACTTGATCTTACATCAGGTTCTATTGGAGAATGTCCAGTAGAAAGAGGACTCGTTGCGGTTGGCCCAGGCACAGGAGACTGTGACACGGCAGACTACATTGAGCGCATTTATGTTGCTTATCGTGCTCTATCTATTGATAGCGTAACGGTATCAGCAAAGCGCGACGAGGCTTCAATGTTTGAGGTTTCGTTCCGTTTGCTCCCCGCAAACAGTGGTTCCTACGGTAAGATTGTTGACCGAACAGTCAATACAACTACCTAATAGAAACACAAAACAACTTAATAGTCAGCAGCCCCTAGTGCATTTGCACGGGGGCTGTTGTCGTGATATAATTTATTCATTAACTCCTAGAAAGGGTAAAAAATGGCAACAAGCGTATATGAAACAACAGAAATTGAAATGATGGACGGAACCAAAGTAAGTATGCGTCCCTTAAAGATCTCACTACTGAGAGAGTTTATGAAGAAGTTTGAGGGAATTGTAGATGTTGCAGAAAGCAATGACGAATCAATGGACCTTCTAATGGATTGCGTTCAGATTGCAATGAAGCAGTATAATGAGAAGTATGCTCTAGACAGAGCAGAGCTAGAAGAAAATATTGACCTTCCCAGTGTCTACAAGGTAATTGAAGCAGCCGCAGGCATTAAGCTGGATTCCCAGGGAAACGTACTGACGGCGGGGACACCTGGAACGAGCTAGACCTCGCCGGTTTAGAATCTGAAATATTTCTCTTGGGAATGTGGAAAAACTATCAAGAACTAGAAGATAGTATTTGTATGCCCGAATTAACAAGCATTCTTTCTTCTAAGAGAGATAGTGATTATCAAGATAAAAAGTTCCTTGCGGCAATGCAAGGGGTAGACCTTGACAAAGAAAGTGGTGGGGGTCAAAGAGGTCAAAAAGAATGGGAAGATATGAAGGCAAGAGTCTTTAGTGGTGGATCATCAACAGACTCTAGCGACATCGTATCTCTTCAGGGACAAAATGCTGCATCTGCAGGATTTGGAATTGGTCAAGGATTAGAATACACATCTCTAAATTCCTCTAAAAATCCAATGGGGTAATGGTATAATTTACTAGAGGTGTTAATCTATGACTAATGTAAATGCGAATATAAATATATCGGTTAACTCTCAGCAAGCCATTGGCCAGCTTCGTGCACTACAAACCCAAATATCTGCCCTAAATAAAGGGGTGTTGGGGGCTAGTGCTTCTGCACATGCTCAGCAATCCGCATTAAATAAAGCACTAATGGATGGTGCAAACTCTAGCAGGGCATGGAACGCCAGCCTAGTTCCAATGAACAGCTCCCTTAATCAGTTTTCCACTGGTATGGACAAAGGAACCCTTTCCCTGGGGCAGTATAGCAAGGCAGCAGTTTCCCAACTTCCTGGGATGAGTAGAATATTTAAGCGCGAGTTCGGATTGATGAGTGGCGCAGCCACGGCAAATGTAAAAAGGATGCAGACTCAGTACCTAGCCCTTGGAAGATCTGCAGGGAAAGCACAAATGGCTATGGCATTCGCTCCCACAGCCCTTAACGCCCAAGCAGCCCATTCAGCCATAGCAACACAAAAACAAGTGTTGTTTAATAGGGCTATAGATCTTGGAAGCACTAAACTGCTTAACTGGGGTAAGAATACTCAGTGGGCTGGTAGACAGCTTATGGTTGGTCTGACCTTGCCACTAGCCTTAATGGGCAAGGCTGCTGCTAAGGCATTCAAGGAAATTGATAAAGCTGAGGTATCGTTTAAAAGAGTTTATGGAGATCTATCAACAACAACTTCAGAGATGGAATCCAACCTAGCAGCAATAAAAGATCTTGGGAAAGAATATACAAAGTATGGACTAGCCCTTTCTGAAACAATTGACTTGTCGGCTAGAGTAGCAGCAACAGGAGCGCAAAATGAGGGACTTCTTGCTGCCACAGAACAAACCTTAAGGCTCGCAACGCTGGGCATGATGGAGTATGACCAAGCTCTTGACGCAACGATTGCTCTGCAAACCGCCTTTGGGGTAAGTAATGAAGACCTCGCTACCACAATTGACTTTCTAAACGTTGTTGAGAATGAAACAATTTTGACTATGGAAGACATGGCAGCCGCCATCCCCCGTGTTGCTCCGGTCATCAGGGGTCTTGGTGGAGACGTACAAGACCTTGCAGTGTTTATGACCGCTATGCGCGAGGGTGGGGTAACTGCTGAACAGGGGGCAAACGCTCTAAAGTCTGGTTTGGCAAGAATGATCAACCCAACAAAAGCAGCAAGAGAGCAACTTGATAAATATGGTATAAGTATTGACGCAATAGTCAACTCCAACAAGGGCGACATCATGGCGACTGTCCAGGAATTTGGGGCTGCCCTATCGACCTTGGGAGAATTTGAGCAACAGCAGTCATTAGAAAAAGTTTTTGGTAAATACCAGTACGCAAGGTTGGGGGCTTTGTTTAAGAACCTGTCTAACGATGCAAGCCAAGCAAACAGGTCAATCGAACTAACAAACATGAGCATTGAAGATCTTGCCAGCATATCAGATAAAGAGCTTTCCAAAATTGAAGAAGCAACAAGTACAAAGTTCGCGGCATCGATGGAAAGACTTAAGATATCAATAGCTCCAGTTGGAGAGGCTTTCATGAAGGCGCTACTCCCCATAATTGGATTTGTTTCTAAAATTATAGAAAAGTTTAATGATTTACCAGACAACATCAAAAACGCAGTTGCAATAGCAATAGGATTGGTTGCAGGAATTGGCCCAGTTGTCCTGATGTTGGTGGGTCTATTTGCCAACGGTATTGCAAACATTGTTAAATTTATTCAACTCTTAAGAAAGGGGTTGGCAAGGCTAAAAGGGGACACAAGTGCATTTAAGCATCTAACCATTGCAGAACAAGATGCCTCCGCCGCCGCAATCAGCCTAGAAGGACAAACAAAAAAGCTTACGTCTAATCTTGTTCTTCAGCAAGAGGCTGTAACTACCCTTATAGGTCTTTTTAACAGATATGCTGAATCAATGGTGCTTGCGGGAGCGGCTGCACCGTTGGCTATGGCCCCCACTGGAGGAATGGCCGCAGGTGCCGCTGCTGCTGTTGCTCCAAAAGCCACGGGTGGGTTTAGATTCTCCCCTGCTGGATTTCCAAGGAAGTATGCAGGCGGGGTTGCATCGGTACCAGGAGTGGGGAACAAAGATACAGTCCCAGCACTTTTAACCCCTGGAGAGTCTGTTATTACAAAAAAGGCTACTAAGAAATATGCTCCAATTATTGAAGCAATGAATGCTGGGACAATCCAAGGATTTGCCGAAGGGGCCGTGGACATCCTGGGTAATAAGGTATCAATGTCAATGAGGAGAGCTTCAACTTCGAAAACTGTTCAAATCAGAACTGAAAAAGTGATTTCTGATCTAGTAGACGATGGTGTGAGTATGGGTAGGGCTCTCGACCGTGTTACTAAAGTATTAACCAAGTTTGCCGCTACAGGCGAAAATATTACGGGAGAAAAAGCAAAAAAAATATTTCAAGAAGAGGGGCTTACACGTTCTTCTAGAACTTTATCTGCCTCCCACTTAACTCCAGACATTTCAATGTCAGATCCAAGAGTTCAGCAGACAGTATCTCAACAAAGTCCAGAATTTCAGAAGTTTGCTCAAGAAAATCCGTCTTACGTTAAAGGTACAAGCAAGCTAACAGCCACGCTTCCAGCACTTTTAAACCAGCAGTTAAGGACTAATTCTGGTGCAAACTTAGATACATTTAAACAAAAGTATGCTCAGGGTGGGAGCGACAAGCTATTTAATTCAGCACAGATGATGGACAAAACCATCCTGGCAGATGAAAAATCTGCAAAGGCTTTACAGAGTATGGAAAGAGCAATTGGAAGAAGGGCGGAAGCAATTGCAAGACAAACGGGGGCACAAGGGGTTCAAGATAAACACATGGTGCAGGCAACGGAAGAAGTAATCAAAAAGTATCAGGGACTTAGTGCCTCCTCCCAAAGAGCCACAAAAGCTCTTACTCAGGCGGGATCATCAATAGGTCAGTTGAGAATCCAAGCACCAGTTTCTGATGTGAGAGAGGGTGTATCTTCAGGAAAGTTTGTTCAAAGAGGAAGATCTGTAGAAACAAGGGGTGGTGTTCAGGTCGCAAGAGACATGGGAAAAAGACCTGCCACAAACATTCCAATTAATGGAGGTCTCGCAGTTGCTACCGCATCTCAACAAAGGGCACTTTTAGATAAGACAATGGGGGATTCGTCAAAGATAGTAAAAAGAACTACGGGGAGAATTGCGGCAGAAACAAAGAGTGGACTTGGAGAGAGAAGTGCATCAACAATTGCCAAGAAGTTTGGTGTTGATTGGAACAGGGGGCTAGCTATTGGCCTAGAAGAGTCTTCCAGCATTCCGGTATCTGAAGCAAAAGAAACTGCAGCAAAGGTTTCTTCAGCAGCAAAAACAATGCTTTCAGCAGACAAGTCAAAACAAATTGGTTCAACTATTGGAAGCGGATTGGTAGGCACCAAACCAAAAATAAGCTATTCTCCACAAGCCCAACAAGCTTTGGGGTTGCAGCCATCTGTTGGTTTTGCTAAGCAGACATCTAAAGAAATTTCAACAGTATTCAAAGAAGTGTCTTCAATATTTAGGACTATACCTAAATTTGCTGCAGAGTCTATTAGAGTTATAAAGCCAGTATTCTCCAGCATAGGAAGGGCATTCCTTGAACTAAATCCAGGATTACTAGAAGCAGTGGGAGCCATAAAACACTTCTTTACTCAAATATCCTATACTTGGATGGGCGTAAAGAGTGTGGCTGCACAAAGAGCAAAGTCAGCCTATGAAAATGTAATGTTTAATACAATGCTTGCGTGGGAGAAGGTGAAGGCACTTCCATCAAGGGTTAGTGGTGCATATGAGACGGGAATGCTTAAAACCCTATATGCCCTTGATTCAGTAAAACGCCTACCCCAACGCATAATCAACACAGTACAAAGCATAGACTTTAAAAAAATGGGAGAAAGGTTAAAGAATAAGGCATTCTATGGTGGACAAGATGTTGCTGGAAGGATGAAAGAAAGACTTAGGCCAATAAAAGACTTTGCATCAAAAACAGCGGGGGTTTTGGGGAATAAGGTCCCAAGATCTTTGGCTACTGCAATGGTTATGAAGTCTGGAAAAGAGTCTTTGGGCAACGCCGTGAAGCCAGTTAAAGACTCCCTGTCTAGGCTCAGCCAATCAATATCTAAGGGAGCAGTTAAAATTTCTGGTGTGGTTCAGCTACTGGCTGACCCATTGGGTAGGGCAGTGGTGGTATCTGTAACAACAAAGAAGATAATGGGTAATCTTAGTTCAGGAATGGATCTTGTAAAAAGCAAACTAGCCCCAATGGGAACTGCACTAACTAATGCATATTCTACAATTTCTAAGTTTACCCAGTTGATGATGGACCCACTGGGTAGAGCAATAGCAATAACAGTAGCGGTTGATAAAACAAAGCAAGCGTTTTTTAATGCAGCCGCATCAGTCAGAGATGGAGGGGTTAGGGTATATGAGTCAATGCTTTGGGGGGCAGTGAAGATTATTGAAGGAATAGAAAGAGTCCCTAGAGCACTTTCTACCCTTTCTGCGTTAATCAAGTCAGGCGGAGCCAATTTATATGAGTCAATGCTGTTAGGCGGAGTGTCTCTTGTTGAAGCAGCAGAAAAGGTAGCTTTTAAAGTAAAAACAGAGTGGGACAGGGTTGTTCAGGTTCTTAGATCATCCAACATCAAGAAATCAATTATAGGTGCGGGGGTTGGTATAAAATTGGCAGCATCCACCGCTAGAACGAACATCACACAATCCTTTAGGAATATTGGATCTGCAGTTATGAGATCTGGGAAACTCGTTGGAACACTTATTACAGAGGCTGGGGTGGTTCTTGCCACCAGCATAAAAACAGCGGCCAGCAGGTTACGAGTATTTATGAATACTGGAAAGCTTGATGCTGACGGAAATATGGGAAATTCAAGACTGGCTAGGATGAAATCCGGCGGCCAAGGTGCCATGATGGGGATAATGGGACTTTCCATGGCAGCATCAATGGCGAGCGGGGAAATTGGAGAGATGGCTCAAAAGATTATGCCTGTATCCATGGGATTGATGAGTCTTCAGATGGTAATTCCAATGCTTACCAACCCCATCGGACTTGCTATTATTGCAATTACCGCACTGGTTGGATCTTTTATATGGATGAGAAAAACCCTTGATGATTCGGCAAAAGAGGCTGCCCGCGCAGCTGCTGGGTTTGGCGGCGCTGCGAACAGGATGGAGTCAGTCGGAGAAGCTTTTGGATATGACTTTGCAAAGGATAGAGTTAAGGATAGAAGTTTTAGTTTTACAGAAAAGGATAAGAAGGGTCAGTCAGAGTTTGACAATTACTTTGGTTCAGAATCTGGAAAAAAATTCCTAAAAGATCTAAAAGATTCAACATCTGAAGAAAGATACTCAAAGATATCTTCTCAAATTTCATTTGCAATAGCAGACGGGTTGGACCCAGAAAGAGCAAAATCGTTTGCCCAAGGCATAGCCTATGAAATAGAAGACTCGCTGCTTAATTCTAAAATAATGTCAGACTTTAAAAACGGAACAATGGGGTCTGGAAGTAAAGCAATGGTTGAGTTGATTGAAAAAAGGCAGGGGGAGAGCTCGAAAATTCCCAGTGCAGACTGGAGAGACAATGCTGATTTCTCAAAGCGGGCAGTCGAATCAGCCATGAACCCCATGTATGAGGGGGTAAACTTCTTAACCAGAGGACTTGCAGATATGGTTGGAACAACGAACACAGCTGTGGATATTCTGGGCAAGGCGGCCCTAACTGTGGGCATTGGCGCGGCTTCTGGTGCCGCAGTTGGATCTGTTGGGGCAGGCGTGGGGGCGGTTCCAGGAGCCATCGTTGGCACAATCGTGGGGGTGGCCGCTGCCACCGCTGGCGTAGTGGACGATTTTGGTCAGCTAGACAAAAATAACCGCGCCGTCGCTGCCGGTCTGGGATCAACCATACAGATTCTTAAAGAGGTGGACAATGCCGAAGCACTTTTAACAGAAGAGAGGCGGTCAGGGTTGATAACTGTTAAAGAGGGGGCAAAAAGACAGGCAGAACTAAATAAAATAAAAGATGTTCAATCTGAAATACTATCGAAATCTATCAAGGCCCAGGTTGATGTGGGTGCAGGAAAGACTGCAATTTCTAGTTCTTTGGTTTTAGGGGGGTTTGAAAAAGATATTGCTGATGTCGTTGCTGACGCAACAGATAAAGATGTTATGGCTAACAAAATGTTTAATGGGAAAGATTTTAAAGATCTCATTCCACAAGAAAAAGAATTTGTAAATACGGCAATTGCAGACATTTTTAGTGGATTAACTCCAGAAAATGCTGCAGAAAAAATTGCTAAAGTGGAAACAATATACAAAAAAATGGGTGAAGACCTTCAGGGTGCTGCGATGGATGGACTCAGCCTTAGTGATTTTCAAAAAAAATCAGAAAACTTATCAATTGCTCAAGCCGTAAACGACATCCTTTATGATGGCACAGAATCCAGCCAACCCGATCACCTTGACCCCCGAACAAATGTTGGTGAAGATGCTGCCAAAAACATCAAAGAATTAGACCTGGACGCACTTGGTGTAACAACAAATGAATTGATTTCATCTCTTGTCGAACTTGGAGATAAAAAACTTTTTAAAGATATAGTTGGAAGTACTGAGGATCTAAAAGAATTTTCAATTTTACTGGTTGAACTTGAAGGGCTTAACGGAATAGAAAAAGAAAACGCTTTCAAGGCAATGAAAGAAGAGGGGATAGGCGCACTTCGAATATCAAGAAAAATTAAAAAGTCTATAAAAGAAATATCGGATATAAAGTTAAACAAGAAAATATTTGGTTCTGCGGCACTAGACGCACAAGCAATCACAAATGCTTTAATGGAATCAGGGGAAGAGTTAGACAGTATTCCAGGAAAAGTTGTTTCCGCTGTATCAACCGCAACACAAAAAATAAAGGGGTTGTCAAAAACAAATCTTGATGAATTTGGAAACATAAAGATAAATACAGAGATTGTCACACAGCTATTTGGAAAGGGTGTAGATGCAGATGGGTTGGCAAAAACATTAAAAGCTGCATTCCCCAAAAATCTTCCGCCAGCCACGCTGCCAATAATTCTATCCTTGATGAATCCAGAAATGCTGACCGCTTTGGCTGGACTGTCTCCAGGGGCACAGGATGCAATTAGGGGTGGGTTGGGAGAGGGGGGAACTTATGTCGGTGCACCGGGGACAAGCTTCGCAGCCGGTAGTAGTCAGGTAATCACTGCCGAACATGTTGCGGCAGTAAAGGCATACGATATTGTCCTAGGATTGTCCCCAGATGTACCAATGGGAAAGGAGTTGGATGATGACACAAAAGATAAGTCTGGCGGCGGCGGCAGCAGCAAAGCAACAACACCACTAAAAGACTTAAAGAAAACCATCACAGACAGATTAGCTATATATGGAAATCTAA